TTCTAAAGAAATTAAAAAACATGGCAAGTTCAAACAAAGTTTTCGTTTCTCCAGGTGTTTATACATCAGAAAGAGACTTGAGTTTCGTAGCACAGAGTGTGGGTGTAACTACTATGGGTATTGTTGGTGAGACCTTATCAGGTCCAGCATTCGAACCTATTTTTGTTAGTTCATACGACGATTTTCAAGCTTACTTCGGAGGAACTAATCCTACTAAATTTGTAAACACGCAGATTCCAAAATATGAAGCCGCTTATATAGCGAAAGCGTATTTACAACAATCTAATCAATTATTCGTAACAAGAGTATTAGGTTTGTCAGGATATGATGCTGGTCCATCTTGGTCTATCACGACACAAGCTAACTTAGACCCAGCAACATTAGATACTCCGACAGTGAGTACTTGGTCTGTGACTTTCACTGGTTCAACAGGTTCAACGGACACTGTAGAATTTACAGGGGCTTTCTCAGCACCTTTAAGTGATTACATCAACGACTCAATTACATTATATAATGGTGACTCTACAACTATGTCGGGTCAACTACAATCATTTGTACACGATATTATACTTGATAATACAACAAGTGGTAACACAATGGGTCAGTGGGGTGTATTCACTGATTCAGTTTTTGACTCATATACAGGTCAAGGTTACACAAATGTTGAAAATTACTTATCGGTAGATGGTCTATACGATTCAGTAGCAGACTACGATGATTCATTAATGGACCCTTGGTACTACGCGTGTTTCGAACCAGGTTCAGGTGATGAATACTCAGGTATCTCTTTCAACGTTGTTATGAATAGTGACTTCACTGATTTAGGTGGTGGTAACTTCTCAGGTACTTTGAGTGGTTCTGTACTTTCATATAACGCTACTGCATTTACTGAATATAATGATGTAGTTGTTGCAACACTTCGTTCGAGAGGTATTAACAGTAACACTGACGGTGGTCCTGTTTATATGGCGAGTGGTACATCACAAGTGGTTATGGATTGTTCAGGTGTTTACGCTGACGTTCAGAAAAACCCTTATTCTTCATTTGGTATCTCAGGTGTTACTAACGATGGTGATACATTCACATTCAAAACATCATTCACATTAAGTGATACTAACTATATTAATAAAGTATTTGGTGGTACTAACTTCGGTAAAAACAGAACTGAGTTCCCACTATTTGCTGAAGAGGTATACTACTCATTATTAACTGAAGGTTACAAGTTAGGTAAAATTAGAGGTTTGAACTGTGACTTAACGGCACTTCCATCGGCAAGAGAAGATAATGCAACGAATACTTCTATTGGTTGGTACTTAGAACAATACCAAACACCTTACACACCATTCGTAGTTTCTGAATTACGTGGTAATCAAGTAGACCGTCTATTTAGATTTGTATTGATTTCTGATGGTAACGTAGCAAACAACGAAGTTAAGATTTCTATTGCTAACGTTTCATTCGCTAATTCAACATTTGATATTATTGTACGTGATTTCTTTGATACGGATGCAAATCCTGTAGTAATTGAAAAATTCACTAACTGTACAATGAACCCAGGTGAGAATGGTTATGTCGCTAAGAAAGTTGGTACTTCTAACGGTGAGTTCGAACTTAAGTCAAGATTCATCATGTTAGAAATGGATGAAGATGCACCAATCGATGCACTTCCTTGTGGATTCGAAGGTTACGACATCAGAGAGTACTCAGGTGTTAAGAGTCCATTCTTAGTATACAAAACAAAATATAACACACCAGGTGAGGTTGTTTACAATCCACCATTCGGTACAACTACTGGGGCGGATAACTCAACAAGAAGTGCGGGTGATAAAGTAAGAAAAACTTACTTAGGTATTTCTAATACTGTAGGTATTGATTCTGACTTCTTTATGTATAAGGGTAAACAAAACCCATCAAACATTGGTACTGCAACTGAAGGTAACTCTTGGGCTTACTTGACTAAAGGTTTCCACATGGATTCAGGAGCGACAGTTGTAACTATCTCAGGTCAGTATGTAACATCAGGTGAAACTGCGTTCGAAGTTGGTGCTGGTGAGTTCAGAAGTGAACCAACAAACCAATCTAACCCTTACTACCG